TGCCAGTTGAACATGAGGATATTATGGAGTTTCTTGATATTGGAACAGAAGGTAATCCAATCCAGAATTTACAATATGGTGTTACTGTTACAGATAATTGGATTAATGATATGAAGGGGGGTGACCCAAGCAAGAGAAAAATCTGGGCAAAGATTATTCAAAGACGTAATGAGTTTGGTTTTCCATATATTATGTTTAAGGATAACTCAAATAACAATTCCCCCTACAAAGAGTTGGGTATGGAGATAACTGCCTCAAATTTATGTTTAACAGAAGACCAAAGAGTTGTCACATCAAAAGGATATCTAACTGTAAAAGAGTTATATGAGATGGGTGATGAATTGGTGTTGTTTAATGGTGAAGAGGAAGTTAAATCAACTCCTATGTTATTGAGGAATGAGGATGCTGAAATTCTAAAAATAACATATTCAAATGGAATGACCCAAAAGGTAACATTTAATCATGGAATTCCAGTTTTTAATGACACTACAAAAGATATTGTAAGAGTTGAAGCAAAGGATTTGAAAATTGGTGATTATGTTGCATTACAAACAAATAAAGGTTTGTTTGGTGAATTAGATATGCAGGATGAGGCTTACTTGTTGGGTTTATATCAATCAGATGGAACTCAAGATAAGGATAATTTGATGATTGATGTTTGGGAGAATGATTTTGATTTGATTGATGATATCCAAGAAAAATTTAATAAAATACATTATAAGTATGGTTGTGATACATATGGTGTTAAAAATCAGACAGGTGATATAGTTGGGACAAGAACTAGAAAACCAGCAACTTTCTTTGATTCAAAAGTTAGTCAATCTCTTGTTAAGAAAAAAAGATTAACATCAAGAACACTTAAAAAAGCATTAAATTTTGAAAAAGGTTATGTTCCATCTTGGATTTGGGAATCAAATGAGGATACTATTTGGGCGTATTTAAGAGGTTTATTGTATGCTGATGGAACTGTGTTTAAGAGTGATAGCAAAGGTGAACCAATACAAATTTCCTATGCTGATATCAATAAAGAATTTTTAAGTGAGTTACAAATTTTATGTACTAATTTAGGTCTTAGTTGTTCTATTCGTCTTTTAAGAAAAGAAGGTCAAAGTTTATTACCTGATGGTAAGGGTGGGCATAAATATTATACATCTAAAGATTGTTGGAGATTAATTTTTGGAAGTAAAAATGATTCTTTAATTATTGAAGAAAAAACTGGGTTCTTAACAAGAAAGAATGTTATTATTGAAGATAGGGAGTATAGAGATAATACTAAGAAAAGAGCAAAAGTCGTTTCAATTGAACAAGTAGATAATGAGCCAGTTTATTGCCCAACAGTATATAATGATGAACATATTTTTGTATCAAATGGACTAAAGACTTTTAATTGTTCAGAAATTCAATTACCAACAGATTCATTAAACTCGTTTGTTTGTTGTTTGGGTTCATTGAATTTACTTCATTGGGATGAGATAATTGAGACTGATGCAATTGAGGTTTATACAATGTTCTTAAATGCAGTTATGGATGAATTTATATTGAAGTCAGGTAAAATGGCTGGTATGAAAAGGGCTAACAGATTTGCGTCACAACATAGAGCAATTGGCTTGGGGGTTTTGGGTTATCATTCATTATTCCAATCAAAATTAATTCAATTTGAATCTTTGATGGCAAAGCAATTAAATCATCAAATATTTAAAACAATTAAAGAAAAATCTGAATTAGCTTCAAAATATTTATATGAAGAGAAGGGATATAAATGTTTAAGAGAGGGTTATGCCAACACAACATTAATTGCTATTGCCCCAACCAAGTCAAGTTCTTTTATTTTAGGACAAGTAAGTATGGGTATTGAGCCAATCAAATCAAATTATTTTATTAAAGATTTGGCAAAATCAAAAACAATTTATAAGAATCCATTTTTGGAAATTGAATTGGAAAAGTATGGTTTAAATACGCCAGAAACCTGGGAAAGCATTTTAAAGAAAGATGGATCGGTTCAGCATTTGGATTTCCCAACAAAAGAGGTGTTTAAATCATTTATTGAAATATCACCAAAAGAATTGATATTACAAGCAGCACAGAGGCAAAAATTCATTGACCAATCACAGTCATTAAATTTGATGATACACCCATCAGTTCCAGCAAAGGATATTAATCAATTATATCTATATGCACATGAAGAGGGGGTTAAGACGCTTTACTATCAGTTTAGCCAGAGTTCAGCACAATCATTTGCAAGGAATATTAATGAGTGTGTGAGTTGTGAATCGTAGATTTGATACAATTTGTTAAATAAAAAACCCCAACCTATTGATTTAGATTTGGGGTTTTTTTATTTTATTTTCCACTCAATGTGTCATAAATACGTTCAAGTTTTTTTACATCAGCTTCACTAAATGCAAAATTACTATTATCAAATTTATCTTTCATTGTTGAAAGTTTATCTGTGATTTTTTTAATCATAGATAGTGCTTTTTTGCCAGTTTTTGCTTTACCTTCTTTATGGTAGTCCATAAAGTGACCTTCACTTCCTTTATCTTCAACAATTCTTTTAACTAGTTTATTTAAACCAGCTTCTGTTAATCTTACTGTTCTCATAATTTTTTTTATATAAATATACAATAAATTAAATTCGTTTACAAATTTATAAAAAAAGACATATTTATATACAAACAAAGTATAATGGCTGAAGGTTTTACATATGGGGTTGATTTTCCTTTTGACACTTCTCCAAAAGGGGATTCGTTAAAGATGACTGAATATGTGTCAGAGGAGGTAAGAGCGTCTTTGTTGCATTTACTTTTAACCAGAAAAGGTAGTAGGTATTATCTACCTGATTTCGGCACTAGACTTTATGAATTTTTATTTGATCCTTTGGATGTTGTATCTTTTGATATTATTGAAGATGACATTAGAAGTGCTGTTAATAAATATATACCCAATTTAGTTTTGAATAAAATAACAATTGAACCTATTTTAGAAAGTGAAGAGGTTAAAACAACCAAATTAAATTTAGATGAAATGGGGTCAAGTTCTGTTGATAAGATTTATAGGTCGCCAGGAAAGGGAACTTATGAGAATACAGCGAAAATAAAAATAGAATATACAACAACAAATAACACTTTTAGTGGTAGTGATTTTGTAATTATAAATATATAATATGACAGACAAGAAAATATCTTATGGTGTAAGGGATTTCCAAGGGATAAGGAGCGAATTAATAAATTACGTTAAAACATATTATCCTGATTTAATAAACGATTTTAATGATGCGTCAATATTCTCAGTATTTTTAGATTTAAATGCTGCTGTTGCTGATAATTTACACTATCATATTGATAGAAGTTTGCAAGAAACAGTTTTACAATATGCGCAGCAAAAATCATCAATATATAATATTGCAAAAACATACGGTTTAAAAATACCAGGACAAAGACCATCTGTAACATTATGTGATTTTTCAATAACGGTTCCTGTATTTGGTGACAAACCAGATGTTAGATACGCTGGCTTATTACAAAGAGGTGCACAAGTTACGGGCAATGGGATATTATTTGAATCATTAAATGATATTGATTTCTCATCTGATTATGATACTCAAGGAAATAAAAATAGAACAGTTGTACCAAATAGGTTAAATAATATAATCATTAACTATACATTAACAAAAAGAGAACCAGTAATTAATGGTACAACAAAGGTTTTCAAGAGAGTAATTACCCCTTCTGACATTAGACCATTTTTTGAATTATTCTTACCTGAAAAGAATGTTTTGGGCATAACAAGTGTGTTATTAAAGAATGGACAAATTGGAACTATACCTCCAAACGCTGATTTTTTAAGTGAGAATGATAGATGGTATGAGGTTGATTCTTTGGCTGAGGATCGTGTTTTTATTATTGATACAACAAAAGATACAAGTAATGCTGGTATAAAAGTTGGTAAATACATTCAAACAGAAAATAGATTTATTAGTGAGTATACGCCAGAAGGATTTAAGAAGATTACTTTCGGTAGTGGTGTTAATACTGCTATGGAACAATTAAATAATTTCACATTAAATGGGCAATCCCCAACATTAGAAAACATATTAAATAACTTTTCATTAGGTAGAACATTACGCCCAAATACTACATTGTTCATACAATATAGAGTTGGCGGTGGGGTTAATACAAATTTAGGACCAAACACATTAACGCAATTAGGTGTTAATAATTTTATTATTAATGCTGGAAATTCTGCACAAGAGTCTGCGGTTATTAATTCACTTAGGGTTAATAACTTATTCCCAGCGATAGGGGGTGCTGGATTACCTAGTGTTGAAGAAGTTAGAAATTTTGTTTCATATAATTTTGCAGCGCAAAAGAGGGCTGTTACGATTAGGGATTACGAGTCAATCATTAGGAATATGCCCCCGGAGTTTGGAGCACCTGCCAAGGTATCCATTCAAGAGAAAGATAACAAAGTAGAAGTTTTGCTACTTTCTTATGATATTAACGGTAAATTAGTAAGTGATAATTCTAAGTATTTGGCGGATAATATTGCCAATTATTTATCCAATTATAGGATGTTAAATGATTATGTTGTTGTAACATCAGCAAAAGTGATTGATATAAGCATTGATATTAGTGTGGTGTTATCAGCAGGATTTGCGTCAAAAGATGTTATTAATAATATCATAACTGTTATTAATACTTATTTTTCACCACAATCTATGCAATTGGGGACAAATGTTAATTTATCTGAATTGAAGAGCAGCATACAAACATTAATTGGTGTTGTTACAATAAGTGAAATGGTAATTAAGAATGAAGTTGGGGGTGATTATTCTGGGGGAGAAACCTCAATGTCATATTCGGATAAGGAGAATAAAATAATTCAACCAGTAGATGATACAATTTATTCTCAACCATCAGAAATTTACCATATTCGTTATCCTGAAAAAGATATTAGAGTAAAAGCAAAATTAGCAACTGGAATGACTATTGGGTAATTTGTTTATTTTAAGCCAAACAAAGTTATTATATAATAAATAATCAATAACTAAAATATTTATATAATCAAACGGTTTAAATGGACAACTCTTTTAGAATAAGAACAGAAATAGGTAAAGATAAAGTAGTAAATTTTGAGTTAAATCAAGACTTTGAATTTTTAGAAATACTATCCTTTAAAGTTAGACAATCAGATGTTTTCTCATTAAATTGTGCTAATTATGGTGTTGTAACAGGTAGGGTTACAGCGAATACAGGCTTTGGACTACCAAATGCAAAAGTTTCAATTTTCATACCAATAAGCGATGAGGATGTTAATAATGAAGTTATTAATGCAATTTATCCTTATAGAAATATAAAAGATACAAATGAAGATGGGTATAGATATAATCTATTACCTTATGAAGAATCTTATTTTGGACATGTTCCAACGGGTACATTCCCCTCACTAGATGATGTTTTATTAAATACCGTTGCCATTGAAGTATTTGACAAGTATTACAAATATACGGTCAAGACAAATTCAAGTGGTGATTATATGATATTTGGTGTCCCCGTTGGCGGTCAAGTTGTTTTTATGGATCTTGATTTATCTGACATGGGTGAGTTTTCATTAACCCCAGAAGATATAATTAGAATGGGGTTGGCGACCAGAGACCAATTAAAGGATGGAAAGTTTAAGGCTTCAACTGACTTGCAAATATTGCCCCAAATTGTATCATTAACAAAACCAGTTGATGTATCACCATTATGGGGGGATGATGAAATATGCCAGCCAGCAATTAATAGAGTTGATTTTGATTTAAGGGATGATGCGAATATTGACATACAACCAACATCTGTTTTTATTGGCTCAATAATATCAACAACAGATAAGTTAGCGACAAAAATAAGTTGCAACAAACCAAACAAACAAGGTGAGTTATGTAATTTGATTGCGAACACTGGACAAATATTAGCAATTAGGCAAACAATTGATGTAGATAATTTAGATAAGCCAATTTTAGAACAATACGAGATAGAAGGTGGGGGGTATGTTATTGACGATAATGGCGCTTGGATTGTAGATGTTCCGATGAATTTGGATTATGTTATTACAGATGAGAATGGGGAGAAAATAATAACAACAGATAAGACAAGGGGCATCCCAACAAAGGGTAAATATAGATTTAAGGTTAAGTGGGAGCAATCGGATGAGTTAAATAAATCAACAAAAAGAGCCACATATTTATTGCCTAATATTAAGGAGTATGGGTGGGATAGTTTGGATCCAACAGTTGACCCAATAAACTCAAATGTCGCAAATGTTAAAGAGCAACTTAGGGGTTCTTATTATTTTGGCCTTGCTTGGTCTGGCTACACTAATTCAGCTGATGCTATATCTTGTGAGGATACATTCTATGAATTCAATTATAATAGGGTTTATACTGTAAGTAATTTAATATATAATGACCCGATAAAAGGAATATCAGATGATTTATGCGATGCTAGGGTCAATAAGTTTCCAACGAATGATGGTATTAAACACCCCACGTTCTTGGGTAGTATTATTAATTTCTTTAATTCTTTAATTTCAATTATTACGGTAAACTTAATTGTTCCGTTAGTTTTCATTTTACATGTAGTATCAGGAATTATTAATTTAATTCTCAACATCGTTACTATTGTCGGTATAATTATGAATTTTTTAGCAAGAGTACTTGGATTTAAGTCGGTTAAATTTATTGATTTAACTAACTTAAAAATAAAGACTATAAAACTACCTATAATATCATATCCATCTTGCACTACTTGTGAGTGCGATGCTACTGTCATTAGTGATGAACCAGTTCCACTTTTGGATTCTGGGTTTTTAACGCCAATTAGTAACCCAGCTAATTATTATAAGAAATATTTGGATTCATTATTGTTGTTAGATGGTCAATTTAATAAATTTTTTAATGGGCATTATGGTATAACCATATTTAGCCAGAGATACGACCCCCAAACAAATGAAGGTAAAGAAGATAGGCAATACTTTGCGGAGGCAGTCAGTCAAGCGCTAGGGGGTAAATTAACCATATTTGAGAATATAAATGATTATAAAGAAACTATATCTGATGAATTTGAATTTTTAAATTCAAATAAATTCTTCACGTACCAATTAACTTTGAATATACCAGAAAGAATTAATTTATTTAATACCAGAGGGCAATATTTTTCTTATAAAAATTTAATTAAAGTTACTTTTTCAGTTGACAACAATCTTGGAAAATCACATTACGATAACACATTAACTGTTTTAACACCAAAGTTCTATGATTCAGGTACATTATTGAGTTTTGTTGACCCCAAAATAACTTTTGATGAAAATAATAAAAACAATATTACTGGTACAACAGTTGGGGATGTTAATTTTGACATTACAGTTAATTATATTGACCCTGATAAATATGATAAGTCAGTAGTATACACAATTCCTAAATCAGATAGTTTGGTTAAAACCCAAATTTTCCCTATGGATATTGAGTATTATCAAGTAATTACTGCCATAACTTATAGTCAATTTATAAAAATATCTAATACAAGTAGTTTTCCTAGGTCATTCCCAACAATATTAGCTGGTTCAGGGGACACTAGGTATAGTATGGAAAATAATATTAATATTGAAGGTCAGACAGACAAGAAAACTTTGGATTATTATGAAAATATTGAAGAGCAATATGTTGTGATAATGCAAAGGGGGGTTGATCCGTATTCCCCCTTATTTACAAATGAATATAGTTTAGGTAAAATTTTTGGATTCTCCGATGAATTAGCAATTAAAGTTAACACAAAATGCAGATTAAATGTCCCTATTCAGAAAATAACCAATGGGGAATCAATACAGAGTCATTATAATCAAAATGAAATTTTTCATCCATCTTATTTTTTCACCCCAGGTAGTGATTTCGTTTCCATAACATTCCAGAATGGAGGTTATTATTCGGCATTTGATAAAAAATATATAAATAATAATATTAATTCAAATCAAATTTTAAGTGAATTAGATGTTACCACAACTATAACACCAAAATATAATAATAATATTTTTGTTCAAAATGGTTCTTATTTATCTTTTGATGATTTATCTGGGGGTAGTTTTTTCTTTAATAACACTAATAACAATAATGTGACAAATAGGATGGATTATTTGTCACCATCTTTATATGGTTCATTTCATGTTTCGCCATTTGTTAGATTAAATAACAAGCAGAATAATATTATGCGTACAGATAGATTACCATCATCGGATCAGTTAGATAGACCAGATGAAAATTGGAATTTTGATGTACCATTATTGCAGCAAAACTTGGTGTTTGGGGCTTACATATTCACATTGTTAAGTGGGGGTGATTTGGTTATAGATAGTGTTGGTACGGATGATTCATTTGGTGATATTGATAATGAAGGATTACCAGGTAGTGATTTAATATCTAGTTTTGATACTTGTTCAGAGATGGTTGATTTGGATTGTTATAAAGGTGAAGGTGAGGATTTTAGAATAGATGAGAAGTGTGAGGACAAAGGCAGAGTTGATAATGGATGTTATGTATTGTTGAAGAAAAAAATTATTGATATTTTTGTTGATATTGAAAATGTTTTAGAATGGAATCGTAGAAACTCTGTTATTCGTTCATTATGCTCTGGCATAATATCAGAATCATTTTTAAATAATTGGGTTAACGGTACTTTATTTGCGCCAGCATTAAAAACTAATTTTAAAATAAATAATAAAAAAGTAGTAGCTAAATATTGCAAACAAAGTGCTTATTTTGATGACAACACAAATAATTTATATTATAGATCATCCCCATATTATAATGGTAGTTTTATATCTTTTGCAAATTATGGTATAATTCCTAGACCTACAACAATTATGGATTTGGGGAAGAAAACATTCACATATATAAAACATATAACTGATATACAAGATTTCAGATATATTATGAATAAATTGTCCAATACATCGTATCAAGAAAATGATTCATTAATTAATTTTTATGTAATATCAAGGCTAATAAGCACAACATTCTTAGATAATTTAAGGGGGTCAAATATTGTTGATAGATTCTTTTCAAGAACACTTGGTAATTTTAAAATGATTGATGGTGATTTGGCTCAATTATTCAGTATAAATTCACAATTGGGGGTATTAGAATTTTCTGGGGAAAACTATGAAGATACACCGAACTCGGTTCAAATTTATAAAATTAAAAATAAAGTTTGTATTGCTGTGTTTTTTAATTCATCAATTGAAGACTTACAAATAAGGGATTATTTAACTCCTGGTAGAATAAATGTAAGAGATAATGATATATTAAGAAGAAAAATACCAATAAAAATAAAATCACAAAAAGTTCCGATGCTTATTTGGAGTAAAGCGGATAGTACAAATATTTTTGGTGGGGAACTAAATAATTGGGAAGTAGATAATAATAAATTAAAATTAACAAGTAGATATTACCAAGAATTAGATAGGCTTGATAAAAGAGATGCTGAAGATAATTATTTTGTTAACTCAAAAACATTAGCAGGTAATTTATCTGATGATATTTATAGTCGTGGGTATATATATGCTGTGGATTCAAAAGGGGTAATTTCATTAATTGACAGTAATTCTAGCAAGAATTTTTTAGTTGGCGCACCATATTATTTTTATTTTGGTTTAGTAAAGGGGGGTTCGGCTATGAATTTATTTAAAAATAGATATCCATCATGAGTAAGTATAAGATAGTTCCAAATAAATTTAAATTTAAGACCGCAGAGGAATTAGATAGTTTTATTAATATAGATTTATCTACTGATAGAAAAGAACTTATTGAATTTGATAAGAACACAAATATTGATTTAGCTGACTTGGGTAATAAGGAAAAGAATGAATCTTTCAGATATAGACCAACAGTTAAAATAAATTTTATATATAACAATTCATACACTGGGTCAACAATTTATACAGGTCATACATTATTTTATGAATATACTAGTAATTTAGATATAAATAATAACTACGGCTATTTAAATAGTTATGATTTTGACTTTTTTAGACCCCCTACTAATGTTGAGTATGATATATATGATACTTCGATAGCTTACAAGTATAATTGGTCATATTATTATACATATCCATTTGATGAGGTAGATAAAGAATTATCAATAGATTTGTATGATAAGAGTTTGACATGGAATTCTTCGGATGGAATACCTTTTGTTTCAAAATATATACGGGCTAATGGTAAGGATTTTATACGCTTAAAGTGTGGAGTTAAACATGGCTTATCGGCATTTGAATATATAAGTTTAACAATAAATGGAGATGAGAATATTATAAAAATATCTTCATTAGGTGATGAAAAGTTTCAATCAGAATTTTACATATTGAATATTGAGGTTGTTGATGTTTTGAACCCAATTATACCAGAGGATTACATTGGTACATTTAAAAGAGTTATTAATCCAAATAATTTAGAAGAAACCAAATCAAAATATTATATTAGGAGGCATAAAGTAATAAAAAATGTTGACCAAATAAATGCTGTTAAATCTGGGTATGAGAAAAATATTTATGATTCGCCTTATAGTTTGGTTTTCTATGATGAAGAAACAAAGTTGGGTAGGAGAAATTCAAATACTTCATATAATTTTACTATTGATGATGACATTGAGTTAGGTAATTTGGTTGATAATAAAAATAGGCCAATAACTGAATTATTTTTTACAATTGTTAATAAAGGTACTAGTGGGTTCTTTAATAATCCAAATAATAATACTGGATTAAAAGAAGGCTGGGAATTTAACATAACAAAGACACCTAATAGATGGTGGGATGGCGCTGGATCAAATACTAAGATACCAACCTCAACATACAGAAAACAAAATCTCGATTTTTATTATAATGATAATTATAAAAATGGTGATTTATTGAATGGCGATTTTTGCGAATGGAATAGTTTTGAACAAACGGAAAGAGTTATTTCAGAATATCATCATAAAATAACACACAATCCCGATATATTCAAAATAGGTAATCAAAAAAATGGGTATTATTATAAACCCCATAATAAAATTGTTGTAAAGGTTTTTTCTGACTATATAGAAAGGGGTTCGGTCGATGAGGTAGATAATATTCCAAGTTATGCTTTTTTCTCAAAACAAACAAATGAATTTGTATGGAGAGATTTATATGATATTGGGTATTTTGATGAAAATACAAAAGGTGTTAATTACCCATTTATAAATAATACACATTATCCTTTTAATTATTTTATATTTAGATTAGTCCAAGAGGGGTATTCTTACGCTAATAAAATTAGTGGATCAACTGAAAATGAAAAACCTGTAATAGATGAGTGTGAATAAGTATAAATTAATTAAACCAAACGTTAATGACTTGTTAATAAATCTACCAATAGAAATTAACTGGGATTATCTTGGGCATCAAGATAGCATAGATTCGTATGAAGAAACAATTATTGATACTATTACAAAAGATAAAATTGATTATGAATTAACCAGATTTTCCCCCAAAAAATGTAGGGAAGGTTCTGGTGTACCTATTGAAAAATGTAACCAATTAAATTTTGAGTTTTATTTTTTCACAGGAACAACAATTGCTGACAATTCGCAGTGGATTCCTAGTTTTCTAAATGGGGGTTTTTTTGAGAAGGATATTATTTTTAATACTAACAAGTTTAAAAACTCTTTTTTTAAATTAGATTTTTATGACTCACCAATAGCGAAGGAGCAAAAAATATATTTGTCAACCATTTTCCCATTTGAGAATGGTAATAAAAATAATAATGGCGTTAAGATACCAATATATACATTAGATTACACGTCTAATAGTGAGAATTATTTTATTTATTGGTTGAAAGATAAGAATTATTTAAATATTGATACTTTTTATGTTTCAGCAACTTATTTTAATAGTTCTGATGGTAATTTCACCAGAATGGCAAATATTTGCCAAGGGGGTTTAGATGCAGATAAATATAATTTAAATTCTATTTTTGATTTTTATTACAAATTAGAATTAGATTATGATGTTAAGAAATATGAATATTTTGATATGAAGGTTGAAGATTTAGTTGCTGGGTTAGTTAATAACCCAATAAAATGGTATGAATATGTTTCAATATAATGTTATATAAAATAAAAATAACCCCAGAGTCTTTTTCGCAAATAATCAAATATGTTGATTATAATGGTAAAGAAGTTGGTGTGTATAGAACAGTAAGCGAGGTTTTAACTGGGACTACTAATAACCAACCAATTATTTCATCATTTAACATTCCTATTTTATTAAAACAAAATTACGTTGATTTTGGATATTATTCAGAATTTGATGGTGCTATTTTACAAAAAGAAACAGTATTAAATTTTGTGTTTAGCGCAATAACTGAATATGAATATCTTGTATTGAATACATCAAACAATTTAAATAATTTCACAAAAGACGCTAATTATGTTATAGATTGGGGCGATGGAACGATTGAAAATTTGACAACGAATCCTATATATCATACTTATTCAACTGGTGGCGTTGAATACTATACAATAGTAATTACCCAAACAAATAATTTTGGAACTAATATTATTAAAAAGAATGTAATAGCACCATTTGATGCCACAAAGGTTAGTGATAATCCGAATGGTACGGCTGAATTTATCCCCAGCGGTGGTCCTTGGAAGGGTACACCATTAAGTTATGATTATATTTTTAGCGGGGATAGTGGTAGTTTAGAGGATTATCTTAATACTACCCCAACACAAATAAGTGGATATACCTATTCAAAGATTAAGGATTTAGCATCCTACGGTACAGATACTTACCCAGTGGGAAAACCAATATATGTTGACAATATATTATTAGGGCAAATTGATAGTATGTCAACAGAATATAGTGCATATACCATACAAAATATTAGTTATGTTGATTATCCTAATGGTTTAACAATATTTAATGTTGAAACTAGTGGCTTAACAACAAGTACAACTACTTTGAGTGGTATTACAAAAGATGAGGTTTTATTAAAATCAGTTTCGAGCCCACAAATATTTTCTAATGTTTTTATTGAGAGAGGTAAAGTTTCCGGGTATGAGAAGGTTCTTAGACTTGGGGAGGTAAAAACAATAGAAGATTTAGAAAATTATGGATATGGCTTCTTCAAATTGGAAAATAAATAAAGAAATAAACTATTTATAAAATAAAAATAATATTATGGCAATTGGAGTATATGGTACAGTTAGACCTAGTGATGTTAGTCCAGAGGATGTTGAAATTATTATGATATATTCGCCATCAAGAGACCAAACGGAAACTATTGTTCAAAAAAAATTATCAGCAACAACGTTACTAAAACCATATTTTGATGATGTTAACACTCAAGAGTTATTGGGGGGGTTATATAATTTAACATTACCAGCAGCCGAATTTACTTCAATTGGGTTTTATACATTGTATTTAAGACCTGCACAAATAAGGACTAAAATAAGCGATTGTGGAATTTTAAGTGCATTACCAAATGTTAAAGGTATAGTTATTAACTTAGATGAAGTGCCAGATGATTTTAGAAATAAGTTTGAGAAAGCCCAAGAATTAGTTGGTTATAGGGTGGAGTATTTAAATAATGGACAAAAAGTCCCTAATTTTTTTAGAATAGTAACATCATCTTTTTTTTGTGAGCCTATTGTTACGAATGAAACAAATACATCGCAAAAAACAATAAGATATAGATATGTGGAGAATAATACAAATTTAGTATTTTTGACTTTATCCCCAAGCAACTCACCATCTAACAAGACAAATGCAGTGCCATTTATTGGTCAGCCTGGGCAAAGCATTATTATTTCTAATACATATTTTAATCCTACTACATTAGAGGTTGAGATTGCTGAACATGACATATCGACATTAGCTGTTGGGATATTTGGCAATCAGACTAAATCTGTTGAGGATGGAATATACACTATATATGATAGTGAAAATAACATATATAAACAATATAATTTATTTGAAGTTAGAAATGAATTTAATGAATTACTTTACGAGGTTAGAGAAGACCGAGGTAGTGATATTGATATAAGTAAAAACTTTGATAATATAATAGAATAATGCCAATAATTTATATTAAGAAAAGTCCAGGTAGTGGAATTGGAGTATTTGATAATTTAGTTGGATACCAGCTTGTGCAAGGTGGTGGATTAACTTATGGTAATTTTCAGTTCACCCCAAGTATAACGGAAAAAACATCGCCAAGTTTTTATACAAATTTATTTGATAAGCCAATAAATCTTTTGGACTTAGGTATTAGTGATATCTCTAATGTAAGAGAAAGCATAGCGAATGAATTAAATGTTGTGCCAAATTATGATATATCACAAGTTTTTAATTTTTCATTATACGGTTCATTATCAAAAAGATTTTCAGTTTCAATAACTAAAATTATAAATTATTTTCCAGCATCAATTGATGTTAATTTATATAATGATAATTTAGTTACTGGTTATACTGCGACAAATATTTCTTATGAATTAGATAGTACAACATTTGATATTGATGTATTGAAAATAAAGAATCCATTTGGTGTGGATTTTACAAAAAATGCTGCAATTAATATTACTTCAAATGAAATTAGTGTTAGCAAGTTTAGGGATTTAACAACATACTATAAAGATTATGTTTTAGATATTGAAGGCAAACAATATCCAATAATTATATTAAATCCTACGAATAGTTTAACGAGTGGGGTATTGAATATTACGGTATCTGGCAATCCATTTAATATTCTTATTTTTCAAGTAGCCCAATCAACAACACCTTTTGTAATTAGACCAAGCAATTTTTTATATAACTTAGTTCTGAAGAGTGATTTTGACGAGGTTGAACAATACATGTTAAATACATTAACAAATCCAGTCTATACTATGAACTTACAAGTTCCAGAGGAGAAAGACGATGGTAGTTTTGTTATTGTTAATTATAGTTTAAATTGGCCACTAGATGGTACGTGGAATTTAGATATATCATCCGAGAGTTTTGATACTTATTTAAATAAATTACAAGAGATTGCTGAATATTTTGATGGGGTTAAAACCAACTTAATATCGAGATTTTTTGTTGCTGATTCTTTAAAAGAATTTGATACAAATGACCGTAGAGTTGAAAGTGTTTTACAAATATATGGTCGTAGTTTTGATGAGGTAAAGAAATTTATTGATTCATTAGGTTATATGAACTCCATTAACTATGTACCTAAAAACGATATTCCTTCACAATTATTGTCTGATTTAAGTAAAACATTAGGGTGGGGGGATAACTTTGATTTCTTATATGATAAGTCATTAATTGACTCAATTTTTGGTACGAATGAAAGTGGTGTATATTCTGCTTATAGTAGAACTCAAACACCATTAGAATTGAATTATGCTTTTTATAGAAATTTAGTAATAAATTCATTTTATTTATTTAAATCAAAGGGGACAAGAAGACCTATTGAATTTTTAATGAAGTTATTTGGCATTCCAGATGCTATGATTCAATTTAATGAACACATATATTTGGCAGATGGTCCAGTAGATTTAAATAAATTTAATAATGCGATAGAAAAATTGGATGGGGGTTTTTATATTGATTCTGATCCTATTTTCACCAATCAAACATATACGATTGAGGGTATATTATTTACTGGTTTTACGTCAAATAATGATTCTGTTGTAGTTAATTATAATATAAATGATTATCCTGTTGATACTGCTACTGGCTACCCCAAAAAGGTTAGCAATCCAGATTTTTATTTCCAAAAAGGTGCTGGATGGTATGAACTGACCCCATCTCATAGGAGTTTAGAAATACCAAAGAGAGTAGTTAGCGGAGATACTGTAACGTATAGTTCAGAATTTGAAGGTTTCACGTATGGTCAAAAATATTTAGATTTATTCAGAAGGTTTCCATATATGGATGATGGTTTTGGTTTAACCAAGACAATTGATAATAAGAAATCTTGGAATGTTCTTGATGTGTTAACTAGAAAATCATTAGATGGTGATTATAACGCATATTATTTCTTAAATACTGAAAGATTATTATTAAATGTTAAAAACATTGATTTATATATAAATCCCTCACAAGCAATTTCTTATGATATTTGGTTGAAGTCTGTTGAAAACAACTATCCTATACCACAAGAGGGGTTAAATTTATCTAATGCTGGGTCACCAAATGACCCTAGTGGGGATAATAAAGATAGTACAAAAATAATTCCTAGTCCTAAGACAAAGACGTTTTTTGAGTTTCTACAAACATTTTCATCGAACATGATTAATGTTAGAAACCGCTTATATATTACAGATGGTAAGACTGGGGGCTACCCTGTTTTGCAATATATATTTTGGAAATACCTTGAAGCACAACAAATTTCTGGTGCAACAAACAAATATACTTATAATAATTTAATTGAATATGTTAACAATATAAATCCGTATTGGGTTAAAATTGTTGAACAAATGATTCCAGCTACAACTATATGGAATACAGGTGGTAGGTATGAGAATACCCCTTTTCATCGTCAGAAATATGTGTATAAAAGAAGATTGGGTTGCGTTGTTGGGGAAATACCAAATAAGAAAGTATTGAATCAATATACTGAAATAAATATTTGGTACACATCTGGCGCTGAAATGACAGAAACATATAACGCTTTAATTGAAATGAGGGATACTGTTTTAAGAGATTGTTTCTTAACATATTATAATAATGATATTTCTTTATATGAGCAAAATGTAAAAATAAGAGAGTTTTCTGGTAAAGTTTCCAAAAATAGAACACTTTATGCTTTAAATACTTCTGGTTCGACACAATCAGTAAAGAGTGTTATTAATCTTGTATTCCAAGATGAGGCTGAAATAGCATATACGGGGATTGATTTTAACATAAATAACACCCCAACCGAGAGATATACATTAGATATAGCTGATTTAAGAAATGGGATTTCAGGTTTTACGAAATCATATTATACTGGAATAATATTTAGAATTAATACAAATACTACAACATCAAGTGATTTTAGAAAGTTACTAGTTGCGATTAAGGATGGTTCTGGTAGTTATAATGGTGTGTCAGGTTTGTCAGATAAAAATCAATTTAGTTATTTGCTGGACGTGGGGAAAGGATTATCTTCATTATATTATAGCAATCTAATTGTATCTGCATTAAATGGCATTGGGTTTAACCTACAAAACTGCGTTCAAAGTAAAACGGTGGTAAATAATTTTAAAGGATTAAATTTAGCATTACCAAAAGAGGATATTATAAATAGTGATATTTTTAATGGTATTTGCCAAAAGAATTTAACAGAAATAATTTCAATACCTAATGAAAAGTTTGTTGATATATTAAGAACTAATATAATGAATGCAAAGGAAACGGCATTAGGTACTTGTGATGATAACAAAGTATTAACAACTTGGTTCTTAGAGTTTAAACTAGGGGCTAATACATTAATTAGAAGTAGTTTTTATAGCGGTCTTGGTAATACTGATGCCCCAACCGAAGCTATTTGGAATAGTGCATTAACCAATATCTTACCAGAATTAATTAGTAATAATATTAATTACCAAGTTCCGACAAACAATCAAGTAACTTTAACGGATTTATTTTGTAAAACAATAAATACGGATAATAAAAAGATGACACTTAATATTAGTGTTGATGTAACATTAATTTGTGAATAATGGCAGCATTTACTTATAATTTAAGTTTAACGGGGGATTGTAGTAATACTAATATTGGGGCATTTTCTCTGGCTTTATCTGGGGGAACGCCACCATACTCTATTCAATTTTCGGCACCATTAGGATCCTATGATGTTTCATTAACAACATCACCTATAATTGTAAATAGCCTAAGTGCTAGCACATATTCTGCAAGAATAAATGATTCTTCATTACCTATTAATACAGAATATTATATTAATGTTCCGATATCAAGTGGGTTCTGTGGAAATATTGTAAATGTTACAAATACAACTTGTGGAACACCTAATGGATCTGTTACTGCCACAACAACATCTTATAACACATCTGTTTATACTTATTTATATAAACAAAATAATGCATTGGTGTCTAGTAAAGGTGCTACAAATAATAATATTATTTACGATAATTTAAGTGGTGGTACATACTATATTTATATTGAAGATATTGGGGGTTGTACCGCAAAAACTGAATCATTTATAATTAAAGAATCTATTGATTTTGATTTTGGTTACTTTGCTGTTAAGAGTTCACCTTGTTTTTCTGGTGAAACGGGTAAGATATATATAACAGGGGAAACAGGAACGCCACCATATAGTTATTATTGGAGTATTCCACAAACTGGAAATACGGTAAGTGGTCTAACCGCTGGTTTATATTCCGTTGAGGTTGTTGATGGTAACAATTGTTCAAAATCAAAAACCATCGAAATTCTTGATGCTAGTGAAATGGGTATTGTTTCAGTAGTTAATACTCCACCAAGTTGTTTTAATGCGAATGGGGGTATTAGTGTTACCATATCTGGGGGTACTGCACCATTTTATTATTTATTGGATAGTGGTTTTGCTGATATTTCATACGAAAATACATTTGTCGCAACTGGATTAACATCTGGGGGCTACACATTAAAAATAACCGATGCTGCCTTATGTGAGGTAGAGAGTTTAATAACGTTGACATCTGTTAATGGTATGTCATCGGTTGATATTATAGGAGTTAATTCATCTTGTTCTAATTCTGGGGGCAGCATTACGATAAATACTAATGGGGGTGTTGGCCCATTTACATTTGGGTTAATAACGCCAAGTGGTAACACAATTACAAATACATCTTCATCTAGTAGTTTCACATTTTCAAGTTTAAGTGGGGGAACATATACTGCTTACGTTTCTGATTCATCAGGTTGCAATTATAGTGAAGAAATAACTATTATAACAGAAGATAAATTTACTTTAAGTTATACGACCACCAATACAACTTGCGGGGATTCAAACGGATCAGTATCACTACTTATAACGTCAGGGGGTACGCCACCATATAATTTTTATTTAGGAAACAATTTTGCAGTAATAAATACTGTTTTAACCGCACACACATTTAATAATGTTTCAGTAGGTCAATACTCATTAAGAGTGGTGGATAGTTTGGGTTGTGAACAAGCAAAACAAGTTTCTATTAGCCAGAGTAGTGGTATAGAATTTAATTTATATCCAATATCTTGTGAAAGTGGTAATGATGGGTCTATTAACGCTTTTATATCAAAAGGTAAACCTCCATTTACATTTAACTGGAGTAATAATATCCCTAATAACCCACAATCCATTAGTGTTTATAATTTAAGTGGGGGGACATATAGTTTAAACTTGGTTGATTCAGATGGTTGTAGTTTAACAAAACAAACAAATGTTTCATGTTTTAAAGCATACACTAGCACTCAGACTTATACAATTGATACTGAACAATTTGTTGTACAACCTATGAGTAGTAATTCATTACTTGATATTTTAAATGATGGATTTAACGACTTAACTTTGGGGAATACATCTTGCTACTTAAATACCGCCATATATGAATTAATAATTGATTTGAATCCTATGATGTATAGTGCTAGTACGGTATTCTTTACTGGTGATACGAGGACAAAAGTCCCATTAGATTCTGAATATGCTGATGTGTTAAAATCAATTATTAGCAATGTGCCTGGTGTTGAAAGTGTTGAATATGACTTGTTCACAAATAAAGTTAAAATTATTGCTGAACCTAATAATCAACAAATATTATCACAAGTTTTAACAATAAGATTAAAAATAACATATGATATTATTTGCACATCATGACAAAAATTGTTTTATCAAATTTGGTTGGGTCGTATCCTTTGAAGATTTACATATCTGATGTATATGGGGGTAATGAAAC